TTGTTTGGTTGAGTGTAATGTCAACTCATAAATCGGTGATTTGATTTTTGGTAAAGCCATGATATTTCTCCTTTAGTATAAAAAATGATTACGCAGTTAGAGTGCCAGCAGTTTGTTGCGTGTTGAAAACTGGCGTATCTCCTGGTAGGTTAATGTAACCCTGCGTAAAGTCCACAGTATGAAAACGATATGTCATTGTTACTGAAAATCGTTGATATGTGTTCGGTTCTTCCCAAGTCAAGTTCATTGGGCTAAGTTGAATTGGATATGCATTGTAAAGTGTATATCTTGCAAGTTGTCTTCTATCACCACTCACTTGAATAATTCTCACTTGCCCTGATGCATATTGATTGTAATACTTTGCAAGTCCTGCGCGACTTGCATTTCCGTTTTTAAGGTCTGTTTGATTGATAATGTTTTCTACCCAAACCTCAAACATTGCTCTTTCTCTAAAGTCTTCAGAGCAAATAATTTGTAAAGGCACATCTGCATAAGAAGTTTCATATGCGTATTTTGTTGTTGGACCATATGCTTGATCGTCACTTGTAGACACACTTCTTCCTGGCAATTCAGTTGCTTCACAACGAAAGCGAAAAGTTGAGTTAATGTCTTTTCCGTCAAATGAATTCCACCAATTTGCTCCAGAAATATTCACGCTACCTTCAACATTAAAAGTTTGTCCTGGACGACCAGGATTTGTAAGCCCCGTTTTTGCTTTAGTTAAAAACGCACTTCTTAATTCTGGAGGCAAGTCGACCTCCACATAAAACATGTTAGGTCTTACGACCGAGAAGTTTGTTCTGAATTGGCTGATACTAAACATTTATGTTTTTCCTTAGATCATTGATCGACTGTCTGCCCAAATGCTTGCTTTATCTGATTTTTTAAATCTTTCAAGCGGCATGAACAATGCCATGTCCCACTCCGGTGCCCTAATTTCTAAAAACTGGGAGCGAATGTGATTGTTTAAGTATCGCTTAACAGTTGGTTTGAACGCACTATATTTAGATGCACTTTTCAGAATACGATAGGTTGCTAGAATCTTTGTTTTCTCATTGTACTTTTTATCAGTAGTGATACTGTATAATGCATCCATTAATTTTGCGCGAAGCATGTATGGCAAGTAGTGAAAGTTGATGCCTAGAAAGCCATCGTTATAAGTCTCAATCGGAAAGATAAGTGGAAATGTGTCGTAGTATGGCAGATCAAGTTTGCCTTTTGGGTCATACTTAAACAAGTACATATATCCAGGCTTCATCTCTACAACTTTACGCTTTGGTTCAAACGAACGAATAATTTTGGATGGGGTAAGCGAAGCAACGCCTTCCGCTTGGGCTGCGGCATCCCTGTACCATTCTCTTGCGGCTTTGGTTCTGGCGGGTGTCATACCTGCTGAAACGCCGCGATAGATGAGTTCTTTAAATAATAGCATAAATTCCTACTGATCTGCGATACATATATTTATGTCAATTGCTTCTCAGTAAGTAACTTAAATTCCCAATTTCTGTCTAAACAATACTCAGTTGCCGCTTTCCATTTCGCTTGATTGACGCCCCATGTCATTACTTCATTGAGGTATCTGCGCGTTGGTTTGCCAACAAGTTTTGAAGGTTCTCGCGTTTGTTTGTCAGGCTTTACTTCAATCAACGATGCGCGAATTGTGCCGTTTCTATCTTTGTAACGAATCCAAAAATCAACAAAATATCGATGCCAACGATTGTCAAGCGGAGACCTATAGGGCACGACTACTTCTTCAGAATTCCATTCTAAAATTGCTGAATTAGTATCGCAATACACCATAAATCTACGTTCAAGTAGACTGCGATATATGATACCTGTTGGATCACCCTTATATTTTTGAGGGTTTTTTGGTTTGAATCTACCTTTGTATGCCATTTTCAGATTATAAATAAGAGAGTTAATCTATAGGGATTTATATGGCAAGAACATCTTTCACACCAACCATTGACGGGGAGACTGCATTGTACCCTGAGGCTGGTTCGGGAATACAGAGTGCGTCCACCGAGGTCACCGGGCATGAGCGTTATAGTG